CTTTTACATAAGGGTTGTCTTTTATTGCGTCAAAAGCTTTAGTAATAAAGTTTTCTGTATCTGAATCAGCGCTTTTAAGTATTTCTTCTATTTCCTCATTGCTATAAGATGGAGCGTCTTCTTCTTCACTTGGTAATGATAAAGTTAATGGAGCTAAGGGTGTCGTTCCGCTTAGATTTTGAACAAAATTTTGAGCATAAGGTTGATTTTCTTCTGCATCTACACTTGGATCACCTATAATACTTACTCCTTTATCTGCGACAGTTCTAGGTCCATAAGGTCTATTTAAAAATTTACTAACGTATTTTAAATTGGGATCGTCCATAGCTTGTTTAGTTGCCTGATCAAAAAAAGACCTTGCTAAAGCATTATATCTTTTTGAATCAAAAGATCCAAGACCTGCTCCTCCTGGGCTTTCTCCAAGTAATCTTGTAATAGGTGAAGCTGCTTTAATTTTTGTTGCTGGCATACTTGCTTGACTTTCAGGCAAACTTATATTTTGAACCTTTGGAGCTTGCACTGTTATTCTTGGTGTTGCATAATTCTGTATTGGAGCATCTGTAATACCTGCTTTTCTAAGTGCATCTAATGTAGTGCCCCTTAATAAATTCTGCTGGTATTGACTTAAACTTTTATCTATTGCCATTATCTTCTTCCATCCGCTTGTATATCTAATCTAAAGGTACCGAGTTTCCAGTGTTGAGTTAACCCAGTGTTGTCTACTTTTAAAGCTATAGCACGCGCACGCGCTCTTGTATCTATTTTTGTTGTAGACGTTGTTGTTGTAAAAGGACCTAATGATGAGCTTGCTTCTGCGTCTGTTGGGTAATTTTTTAAATTTAAAGTTACTCTTGCATTACCTGTTTGAGTTAAGAAGTCAGGAATAACTCTTCTAATTTTCATCATATATTCACCGTCACCTCTTAAATCTGCAACTCCACCTTGTACTGCGGATATATCAAAATCACCAGATTGTATGTTTGCAGCGATAGCACTAGCGCTACCACCTTTAATTTGATTTTGACCTGTCTCATGTTCAAAGTATGTAGTCACTCCATCTGTATTACCAACTGTTGCATCACTTGTAGCACTAGAATCATATTCAGTTCCATGAGGTTTACCAAAAATATGAGAATCAGACCATGTAGATCTTGCTAAAGAACTTGTTGTCCAAATTGGTCTTTCACTAGATGAGTCCATATAATTATAGGTTACTGATCTATTGTTAGATGCAGCACCACTACCTGGGTAGAACCAAGTCACTTCACCAAACAAGTTATTTAAACCTGCATAGATATGATTCTTAGGTACGGTATTAATATCATCATAAACATAGTCTTCAACTAAACACGCTAAAGATTCTAATTTACCAGTGTATCTAAAGAAACCATTTTCTGACATCCAGTACGCAGCTCCGTCTACTTCAACAGCTGCATTCTTACCAATCAATCCACAGTTTGTTCCAACTTGTTGGAATGAAAAAGTAAAAGGTGCACCTACAAATCTCATGATAAAGAGAGATGTATCTGTCCAAATATAAGTTGCATCTCTACCTCTAATAGCTCCTACAATTCTAGTACCATCTGCAAGTCTCTGTGTACCTGCTGTATTTGTTGCTGTTGGAGTCCAAGATGTTAATGACTCTTGATCAGACCATCTAATATACATATCGTCTTGAGTCGTTGTTGTTCCAATTGTTGTTTCTGTTCCAAAACAAATTAAGTGTCTATCTGGTGTAGATACTAAAGTTTGTCTTGTCGCTGTTGGGCAACCTGAAATAATAGTTGCTCGTGTTGAGGTTGCGCCTGTTGCATCTGAATCCCATTGAAAAGTTGATCCATCTACAATCGTTGCAATAAGTTTATTTCCAAAGTTATCAAGGTGCCAGAGACCAGGTGCTGTAACAATGTCCCCTGTTTGAGATGCACCCCATTTTGTATAATCAGAAGCGTTCGTGGCTGTTGCTCCATCTGAATGTGAAGCTGCTGTCGTGTTATCTGATCCTCTTGTTAATCCTGATAAAGTTCCTGTACCTGTTGTATTTGATGTATAAGCAATACGTTCGTTATCAATTAAAACAGTCCCTGATGCCGGAAACCCGTTTGAATCATCTAGTACAATACTAGAAGAAGATGAAGTTAATGCACCATCTAAAGTAGAAGTAATTTCTCCTGCTACAGTACCACCCCATAATCCTAATCCCCAACCTGCAGCTGATTCCTCAACGGCTGGACCTATAGAATAGTAATGTTTGACTCTTACGCCTCCAGATGTGGAAGCTCCTGATCCGCTTTCTGCTGATCCCATTGTAATTGTAATCGTTGTACTGGATGGGACGGAAGCGACCATAAAAGTTTTATCATCAAAATCGTCAGAATCGTAATTAGAATTGGTAGCAGAGCTAAAATTATCACAGAGAATAATATCATACTTAGAAATGTTGTGATCACTTGAAAACGTGATCGTAACTGTTGTTGAATTTTGTGTTGTTGTAAAGGCACTGGTTAAAGTTGTTGTACTCTTGAGTGGAGTTATATCATAAAAAGCTCCCCCTGAATACACATATAACATTCTGTTTGTTCCTAAAGCGGCGTACTTAATACCACTAGCATTAACAAAATGATGTAAAGCTGTGTTTCTACCTGTGAGTGTACTGTCTCCTAATTGAGCCCAACCACCTACTTTTTCAGGTGATCCATAACGAAATCTAACATAGTCGCCACTTACCCATTGGCCTTCGCCACCTGTAGCGGTTACTTGTTTATTGAATCCTGGTGCAAAACGTAATTTTTGTAACATAACAATTTCTTTATTAGATTATATTAGAATGCGTTGAGAATCAACGTTATTTGGGAATACCCAATAGAGGTCTTTTATCATACAAATTAGTCTTTGCAAAGGGTCCATTTGCATGATTATAGTGTAGAAATACTTGACCACAAAGCTTGCCTTCAAAAGGCTCTCTCCAATGCTCTAGTTCACAACCAGAATATATAAGCATGTCACCAGGTTTTAAATCAACTCTGTTTCCTTTAGGTGCATTAGGTTTATGTATGTTTTTATATTCATCTATAACATTATTAGATCCTGTAGGGTCTATAAATATAGGCCATGGATCTCCACCTAAATTAAGTGTTGTAGATATTTCACAGCTAGGTCTATCTTTATGTCTTTTTAAAATATTACCTTTTCTATACAGTCTACAATAAGAATAGGTAGGTATTAATTTAAGTCCTGTTTTCTTTTCCATTGTAGGTATAGTTTTAATTAATAAAGTTTCCATAAATCTATCTGCATATTTGGCATAAGAATTAGGAACTTGTTTGTCTTTAAAATTACCAACTAAAGTATTGCTTGTATGTGTTACACTATTTTGTAACATCCAATGATCTGCTTCTGCTGATATTTGTAAATACTTAAAACCAATCTCTGCTATTTCTTTAGAAACAGCGCCTTTAATAACTTGGTATTTATTTTTTTTAAAACTCATTCTGGTATTTGTATAAAATTAAAAGAAACCGATACTCTCCAATTCTTTTCACCTTTTTCTGTGTTCATATTAATATCAACACCATGCGACAACCAAGAAGGAAAAAATAACATTCTACCTTCAATTGCATCATAGGCTATAAGTCTCCATAGTTCTTTTGGCAAATTATCCATTCGTCTAGGCATATAAGTATTGGGTCCTGGTCTTGGATCTTCTACAAAAAATTTACCAGAGTTCTTTGGAACTTTAATATAATACACACCTGACCATAATGAGTTAGGATGCATGTGAGTTTTATTATAACTGTAACTAGGATTAATATTAGCCCACATATTACCTAAACCTAGTTTAGGTTTAACTCCATAGTCTAGATTACAATACTTAGCCATTATAAATAATTCTTTAATTAAAGGATTGTATTCTTTTCTATCATTCATATCGGTTGAACTATGCCAACCAAAACCTGAATTAGTTTTAAATTCTCCTGTGGGTCTTCCTTTTTTAATATCTTGTTTGTACCAAGCTTTTATATGTTTAAATAAATATTTATTTAATTCTTTAGCATTAGGTAAATCTTTCCAATAAATAGGGGTAGGAAATAATATTTCTCGTTTCATTTAAAAGGTCGGCCTCCAAACCACATAACTAAAGACCTCCTTATACCTTTTTTTACAGGAGCTACTCTGTGTCTTAAAAAAGATGCAAAAAATACAGCTTGCCCTTGTTTAAGATTAGGTACTTTATTTTTTTCCATAAATTCTAATTCACCACCTGTAAACGTAGATGGATCAGATAATAAACACGTCATAGATATTTTACGCACAGGTGGTTCATGTTGACCGTTAACATCTAAATCCATATGCCAATCATAAAATCCACCTTTAGGATATTCTGTAAACTGTGCGGGCTCTGTTATTTCCACATTTTCAAAACCAAAATGATTTAAGTTTACTAAAGATAATTGGTAATTTATTTTTGAATACATCTCTGGTAATTTTTTAAAAGGTATCCAAGATATAGTTGTTGTTCTTTTTTTCTTATCTACACCACCGCCTGGTTTATTCATACCTACTTGTGCTACTTGTGGTTTTTCTGCATGACCTGCATTTATAATATCCTGACACTGCTGTGGAGTAAACAAAGGTTCTGTCGTTGTAGCCATGTAAGATTGCCATCTTGGCATTTTTATAATCATTCTAATTGACCCATTCCTGTTCTTGATGATACTGGATTATATTCTACATCAACATTACAAACTAAAGTTCTACGTTTTTCTTTAGTATTATTATAAGGGTAAACACAGTGTCTCATGTCATAAGGAAAAACATAAAAGTCTCCTATTTTACATTCAGGAGAATAATCTGTTTTAGAAAATTGTCCGTTAGCTGCACCTATAATTTGTAGTCTTCCATTCATAGGTTTTTCTTTAGCTGAATATTCAACGCCTGTTTCTTTAGGTAATTTTAAAATCATAACAGAAGACAAACCTGTAAATAATTTACCTTGATGAATGTGCACAGGATTGTATTCATTTGCTTTCATTTCATTAACCCAAATAGAATTTATTGCTCTTTGATTTTCACCTATTCTATTCCATTTAAGATAATGATTAAAAATAGAATCAAACCACATTAATATATCTTGAGATAAAAAAGAGTGTTGATGCATTTTGTCATTATTAGGACCAGAATAAAATAAAGATACTTCATCTTCTATTTTACCAACTAATTGTTTATTAGCTTTAGGTAATTCTTTTTTACGTTTTTCGTATATATCATTAAGACCGACAAAAATTTCTAAAGGAACTTGATATTTAAGAACGGTCTGACCAAGATAAACAAAGTCAAATTTCATATTACTTTCTAGTTATTTTTTTCTTTTCTTTCAAAGGCTCTAGTTCCCTGTTTTTTATTACTCGTTCAAGAGATTCTAATTGACCTAAAACGTTAAATACTTCTGGTTGAGAAGAACCTGGTGTTAATGTTTTCTTTTGTTCTTGAAGTCTTAATAGATAAGAATGAGCCTGGTGTTTATTAACATCTTTTTTATCAAAGTTTCCATCATCAAATTCTAATTTAAGTTTAGACCAAGTAGCTACTTCTCTCATTCTATGTTTAGCTACAAGTTCCATTTGAGCTTTACTATACATTTTTTCTTCAAGTTCCACTTGTTTAAGTTCTTTTTCTAATGGATCTTTTTCTTTTTTAATATCTCTTTGCAGTTTTTTAATTTCTACATCATTTTTTCTGGCATCAAATGATAGATGAACTAAGTTTTCAAAATGGGTATTTTGTTCTCTAACAGATTGCCAGTATTTAGCAGCTCTTGTTGGATATTTATTATCAGATAATACAGAAAACCTCATTTCGGTTTCTGTTCTAAACATTTGTTTCTTCATCCAAGTATCTTGGAGTTCAGGTATTAATTTTTTAAAACTTTTAACGTCATCTTTATCTAAAATATTAGATAAATACTTAGACTCAGTCTCAAGTTTAGTTGTTATATTACGTTTTTCTTTGTTCATATTAATCCTTTATTTATTTCTAATCTCTTTATATACCTTTCTAATTAAAGGTCAAGTCTAATCGGTACCAAATGTTCTAGTTACAAAAGGCACAGTCCATTCTTCTGTGTTAGCAAGATTACCTCCTGGGTTTTCCCCACCAATAGCTAAAGAAGATACACCGGATCCTGTTCCACTAAGATTTTTTCTAGCTGTTGCTATTTCTGCAACTTCTGTCCAACTAGTACCATTCCAAACTTCAACTGTATTTTGTGGATCTGGAGGAGCGTCTCCGCCAAAAACCATACCGTAGGTATTATCAAAACCAGCTCCACCTAGTCCTGATCTACCTGTATTTAAATTAGCGCCTTCTGTCCATGCTGTTCCATCCCAAGTTTCTGCGTTTGCTGTTTGAGGAGGAACAAATCCACCTGCCATCATAGCTGACGTTTGTGTTCCAAATCCACCTTTACCTTGTTTAACTTGATTTAAATCTCCTACTTCAGTCCAAGATGATCCATCCCAACTTTCAGTTTTTGCTGATTTAGCAGGTTCTCCACCGCCAAAAAATAAAGTGGCTGTTTGTGTTCCTGCTTGAGCATCGCCTGCTTCAAATCTTGCTGTAGTTAAGTTAGCAACTTCAGTCCAAGCACTTCCATTCCAAGTTTCTGTGTTATTGAAAACTGGGTTATTTCCTCCAAATACTATTCCAGCAGTTGTAGTTCCAGCTGCTCCAGGAGCACCACGAGCTGTATTTAAATCAGCAGCTTCTGTCCAGCTTGAGCCATCATACTGTTCATTAATACCAACTAAACCTGTTGCATCTGCACCTCCAGCAGCAAATGCTGCAGTTTGTTGACCTGCAGTTCCTGCATTATATCTTGCGGTGTTTAAATTACCACCACTAGCCCAAGCAGCCGTTCCTTTAGCTTGGTATCCTTTCATAACACTATCAGCACCTGTTTCAGTTTTAATCCAAATTTGTCCTTCTTGCACTCCTGGTGCTGATGGGAAAGACCATTCTTCTGTTTGACCTTTTGGAGATTGATTTCCTCCTGCTGCTACTGCTGCAGAACCTAAACCAAAACCTGAAAGATCACCTCTTGCTGTTGAAAGGTCTGCTACTTCAGTCCAAACACTTCCGTTCCAACTCTCTGTTCCTGCAACAGAAGGTTGTCCAGGATTTGCTCCACCAAAATAAAGCGCTGAAGTTTGTATCCCTGCTCCTGCGCCTGCTTGCATAGCTACATTTAAATTAGCAACTTCGGTCCAACTTGAGCCATCCCAAGATTCAACATTTGCATTACCTCCTGGTCCACCACCAAAAACTAAAGCAGCAGTTTGTGGAGCTTGACCAGCATATCCCATAAAAGCTCTTCCATTATTTAAATCCCCAACTTCTGTCCAACTTGAACCATCAAAAGTTTCAGCGTTTGCTGTACCACCTACTCCTCCAGCAATAATTGTTGCTGTGGTTGATCCTGCTGCTCCAGAACCATATCTAGCTGTATTGACATCTCCTGTTTCAGTCCAAGATGATCCGTTGTAAGTTTCAACATTTGCTACAGCAGTAGATGTTTGACCTGCATTAGTTATAGCTGCTGTTTGTGATCCTACAGTAGCATTATATTGTCTTGATGTATTAAGATCTCCGCTTTCTGTCCAAGAACTACCATCATATTCTTCAGTTCTACCGCTAACAGGAGATGGTGCATCTCCTCCACAAACTAAACCTGATGTTTGTATTCCAGTTCCATGAAGATTTTGTCTTGCTGTATTAAGAGCTGTTCCACTAGACCAAGCACCTGCATATACAACTGGATCAGTATCTGTAACTTGTATCGTATAACCTTTTATTTTTTTGTACTCACCCATATTAATCCGTTATTGTTAAATTAGTTATTGATTCAGGTACAGTCCATTCTTCTGATGTTGCAACTGCAGCACCTGGAGGACCATCTCCACCAGCAAGAAAACTTGAAAGTGTAGTATGATCTGAACTTGCTGCTTTTGCAGCTGGAGCTGACATATTAGCTAATTCAGTCCAACTACTTCCATTCCATTGTTCTGTGTGAGCTTGGACTCCTGCACCTGTATTTCCACCAAAAAATAAAATACTTGTATTTGTTGCTCCGCTTGCAGCTCCATCTTGTCTAGTGTTATTAGTATCAGCCACTTCAGTCCAACTTGTACCATTCCAAGATTCTGTAGCTTCTATAAGACCAGGTCCTGGTGCTCCATTAACAGAAAGTGCAGATGTTTGAACTCCTGCTCCAGCATTAGAAAATCTAGCAGTATTCATATCACCTACTTCTGTCCAACTACTTCCGTCCCAAGTTTCTGTTTCTCCACTTTTTGTAGCACCTGGTAATTTTCGTCTACCAAAAATAATTCCCGCTGTGGTTGTTCCACAAGAACCTACTGTACCACCAGTTGCTGTATTAATTTCGGCTATTTCAGTCCAACTAGATCCGTCATATTGTTCTACTTCATTATTGTAAGGACCTTCTGAACCTCCTGCAGCTATAGCTGCTGTTTGTAATCCAAAACCTGTTAAAGCTCTTCTAGCTGTATTTAAAGAACCACCTGAAGCCCATGCTGAACCATCATATTCTTCAGTTGCACCCGTTGCAGGATTTCCTCCAAATGCAAGTCCTGCAGTTTGTGTGCCTGCTCCATCTAAATCATTTCTTGCAGTATTTAAATTTCCTCCAGATGCCCAAGCACCTGCACCATAATCTCTTACTGTAACTTTTAAGTCGCCTGTATCTGTACGATAATAAACCTGTCCTTCAGTCACTAATGAATCTGTTATTCCTGCTGCTGTAAATTCTTCAGTTGCTGCTGTATCATTAGGAGTACTACCATCAGTTGTTCCTCCAAACATTGCCGAAGATGTAGATGAACTACCAGAAATACTACCAGCAAAACCTCTGCCTGTCGATAAATTATTAACTTCCGTCCATGACGATCCATCATAAAATTCAGTATTGGCTGTAGAACCAGTAGAGCTAGTCATACCTCCAAAAACTAAAGTTGATGTCGTTGTACCTGAAGCAGAAATTTGAAATTTTGCAGTATTTATTTCAGCTATTTCTGACCAAGCAGTACCATTAAAAGTTTCTACATCTGCAACTAACGAATTACCTGGATTGTTACCTCCAACTGCTACACCAGCCGTACTTGTTCCTGTTCCGTCTATATGTTTTGTTGCAACTGATAAATCTCCTGATTCTGTCCATGAAGTTCCGTTCCAAATTTCTGTAGCTCCTGTTCTAGGAGGCGAAGAACCACCAAACGCTAAAACTGCCGTATTTGTTTGTCCAGCACCGCCCAGTTCAAATCTAGCAGTATTCATATTTGTACCTTCAGTCCAAGCAGTTCCGTTCCAACTCTCTGCGTCTGCTGAAGCCGCTGTACCTGTATATCCACCAAAAAATATAGTGGCTGTAGAAGTTCCACCAGCTTCACCGTCATTTCTTCCAGTATTATTTTCTGCTACTTCAGTCCAAGAAGTTCCGTTATATTGTTCTACAACATCGGTTACGTCAGGATTTTGTCCATCAATAGCAATAGCTGCAGTTTGAATTCCAGCACCAGCTAAATTCCATCTATCGGTATTTAAATTTCCACCAGAGGCCCAAGAACCATTAGCAACACCTGCCACTAAAGGATCTGATGTCCTATTTTGAATAGTTTGTCCTTTTATAGCTTTATAATCTGCCATGAGGATTTTACTATGGTAATGTTATATCTGTTGGTTTAGATCCAAGTCTTAAAATTTTTTCAGCTGATGTTTCGCCGTCAACATTATTATTGTCCCAAGCAGTTTTTGCTTCGTCAACTTTTGCTGTTACAATAGTTTGTGCTTGAGATTTAGTTTTCTCAACACCACTTATTCTAGAGATCCATCTCTCAGCGTATACATTGTCATCACTTACCCAAACATCGCCAGGGAAACCTTCAATATAAAACATTTTTCTATCTTCATGACGAATAAATGAATCACCATTGGCGTTTTTTCCCCAATTTGCTTTAACACTGTATTTGTATGCCATAGTTTATCCTCCTTTTCTTTATTATAAATTATTTTTAACTTGTTGTCACGGTTTTTACTGAATGACTAAAAGTCCATTCTTCTGTACTATTAACTGCACCACCTGGAGGACCATCTCCACCAGCAAAAAAAGCACTTGAAGAACTACTATCAGAGTCTGCAACTTTACCTGCACCAGCTGAAGCATCAGCTACTTCAGTCCAAGCAGAACCATTCCAAGATTCTGTTACATTTTGAACTCCTGGACTTGCTTCTCCAACAAAATATAAAGCACTCGTTGTAGTTCCAGATGCACCTCCAGCACTTCTTGCTGAGTTAATATCTGCTACTTCAGTCCAAG